TAGGGGCGGTCATGCAAGCAGCCTTTGCGTCAATATGTCTGGCTTCGCGCGATAGCGGGTTTCGTGCCGATGGGCAAGGATGCGCCCCGTTCCTCCTGCGTCTGCGACGCAGAAGGGCCTCCGGCGGGGATATTTGGGCTCGGAAGAAATGCGGCGTTCTGCATTTGAATAAGAACTGCGCGACTTGTGGACCGCGGATTCAACTCGCCAGTGCAACATGCTGGTTATGGCCTAGGAATAGCTGGTTTGGCGTCTTGAAACCAAGGCATTTTCTGGGGCGCTTATTAATTTTGTCGATGATCTTGGCCACGTCCTCATCGCTGAGATCATCAATGTCTTTTCCCTTTGGGATGTATTGCCGGATCAGACCATTCGTGTTTTCGTTGAGGCCCCGTTCCCAGGAGTGGTAGGGGTGCGCGAAGAAGCCCTCGGCGGCCAGTTCGCGGGCGATCTCTTCATGGTAAGCAAATTCTCTGCCATTGTCGTAGGTTAAGGTGAGAACCTTTTCCTGATAGGGTTGCAGGTATTCACAGATCGCATTCGTGACAGCCCGCGCTGTTTTGTTGACCGCCTTTATGGCAACGGTAAATCGGGTCTTGCGCTCTACCAGCGTCACAAGGACTGAGTGTCCCTGCTTCCCGATCACGGTATCGGCTTCCCAATCCCCAACGCGGCTGCGCAGGTCAACGACTGCAGGACGTTTTTCAATGGATACTCTATTCTTAATCTGGCCGCGCCGCTCGATACTGCCATAGCGCTTGCGCCTTTGCTTTTGGCATCTCAGGCGGGTGTGAAGGTCGCCGCCGTTACCCTTGTCTGCATAGATGTGCTGGTAGATCCATTCTGGGCTGACGCTTGGCTCACCAATATCTTTCAGATGACCTGTGATTTGCTCAGGGCTCCAGTCTTCGCGTGTCATCTCTTCAATCCTAGTCCACGTCGCATGCGAGATACGGTTCCGCTGAATTTGTGACTGGCGTGCGCAAGCCAGGCGATGCGCCTGCTTTGGTCGATATCCGCGCAGACCTGTGTTGCGCTTAAACTCCCGAGAAATCGTCGATTTGTTGACGCCGATCTGATCCGCAATCGCGCATTGCGTCAAACCCGCTTTCTTCAATGCATAAACTTGGTTACGCTGCCCCTCAGTGAGGCGGTGATAGGCTCGCATTCGTGTTCCTTTACTTTCGACGGTGAGAAGCACTTGGGCATCGCTGCCTCACGCTTCATATCGTGGGTAAAGTTGCACTGGCGAGTTGAATCCGCGCGTTACTTGTTCGGGTCAGCATAGCCGTTACGAACGTTACACACCTCTAGGAGGTGTAACGAATGTAACGCTGACGCAGATGGTCCCAATGCCCCCTTTTAACAGTGGGTATGGGACCGGTGTTGGGACTGTTTCTTTCTCTCTCCCAAAAAATCGGGGGAAAGATCATGGTTAGGGCATCCAAAGAAGCCACGGCGGCACTGCGTTTCTTGCCTACGCTGATCGTTCCTGAGGGGCGCATGGCAGGCAAGGCGTTGAAGCTGGGCGGCTTTCAAAAGCAATTCATCCGTGGGGCGCTGGCAAAGGACGTTGGCATTGGCATCCTCTCTGTTGGACGGGGTGCGGCCAAAACTGCGCTGTCGGCTGGCATCGCTCTTGGACATTTGAAGGGTGAAATTGCCCCTCAGCCCAAGCGTGAAATCATCTTTGCGGCCCGCAACCGCGACCAAGCGAAAATTGCGTTTGGCTTTTTGGTCGGCTTTATCGAGGGCTTGCCTGAGGACGAACAAGAGCAATTCACGATCCGGCGGGGGTCCAAGCTGGAAGTGGAAACCTCAGAGAATGGCGGTGGTCTGGCCCGTGTTATCGCGGCGGACGGCAAGTCAATTCTAGGCGGTGCGCCCACGCTGGCAATCTTGGACGAACGGGCGGCATGGGAACGGGAAAAAGGCGATAGCCTTGAAAACGCAATCCTGTCTGGTCTGGGCAAGCGTGACGGGCGGGCGCTGATTATCAGCACCTCAGCCCCTGATGATGCAAACACCTTTTCACGATGGTTAGACGAACCGCCCCCCGGCACCTATGTGCAGGAACATCGCCCTGACGCGGGCTTGCCGCCTGACGATCTGGAAAGCCTGCTGGTGGCAAACCCCGGCGCTAAGGAGGGTATCGGTTCAACCCCTGAGTGGCTTGTGGCGCAGGCGCGGCGGGCGATTGCGCGGGGTGGCTCTGCCCTGTCCAGTTTCCGCAACCTGAATCGCAACGAACGGGTGGCCTCTGACAATCGGTCTGTGCTGCTGACTGTCGATGAATGGCTATCTTGCGAGGTATCGCCTGACGACCTGCCCCCGCGTGACGGGCCTGTTGTGCTGGGTATCGACCTTGGCGGGTCGCGGTCTATGTCGGCGGCGTCCCTGTATTGGTCTGAGACTGGACGGCTGGAATGTGTCGGGGCTTTCCCGTGCAAGCCCGGCTTGGCGGATCGTGGACAAGCTGACGGCGTGTCCGGGCGTTACATCGAAATGGCGGATCGTGGCGAACTGGTGACGATGGGTGACGCAACCGTGCCTGTTGCCCGTTTCATGGCTGACGTTGTGACCAAGCTGGACGGTCAAAGCCCGGTGGCAATCGTGGGCGATAGGTTCCGCCATGCTGAATTTCTTGAGGCGCTGCGTGACGCGGGCCTTGATCGTGTCCCGTTCATATGGCGCGGCTTTGGCTGGAAAGACGGCTCTGAGGACTGCGAACGTCTGCGCCGCGCAGTGTTTGAGGGCGAGGTGAAAACCATGCCGTCACTGTTGCTGCGCTCTGCATTTGCGGACGCGATCACATTGGTTGACCCGGCTGGGAATCACAAGCTGGCCGCTGGCCGTTCCACATCGCGGATCGACCCCGTGGCGGCAACTGTTCTGGCCGTAGCGCAGGGCGTTCGTATGCGCCGCGCACCTTCACAAAAAACAGGGAGAATAGCATGGGGCTGACAAGCACGGCATCGCGCCTAATCAAAAAGCACGGACAAGCGGCAACACTGCTGCGGCCCTTGCCGCCTATTGATGATGGGTTCGGAACGGTTCCAAACCCTGACCCGCCAACGCCATATCCCTGCACGGCGTTTGTCGCCACCTTCACTGTGAATGAGGAATTTATTGCCGCTGCCCTGATGGACGTGGGCGATCAACGGGTTTTGGTTTCTGTCGAGGGTCTGACGATCACGCCAGAAACAACGGACAAGATCAAGATCGGCACAAGCGATCTGGGCATTGTTCGCGTGGTTCCACACGCCCCCGGCGGAACGCTGTTTTTCTATGAAATTCAGGCGCGTGATTATGTCTAGGCGCAAGGAACATATCCGCCATTCCAAGGCGGTCACGCGCGGCCCCCGGTGGCGGGCGTTGCGGATGCAGGCGCTTGAGCGTGACGGCTGGGTTTGCGTCCAGTGTGGCACCCACAAGCGGCTTGAGTGTGACCACGTTCAACCCGTCCGAACGCACCCCGAACTGGCCTACACGCTGACCAATTTACAAATTCTCTGCGGTGCCTGTCACACGCGGAAAACCCGAATTGAGGTGGGGCATAAGCCCCTGACCCCAAAGCGCCAGCAATGGCGCGACCTGCTGCGCGACATGCAGCGAAACCCTGTCGAGCATGAAAGGAAATCAAATGCTGACATCTAAAAAGCTGGAACTGAGACGTTCCGAAATTCGCCAAAACCTTGCCGAACTGGCAAACATCGAAACCCCGTCTGAGGACGAAACCCGCAAGATGGGTGAACTTGATACGGAATATCGTGCCAAGGAAGCCCAATACCGCGCTGCGCTTATCTCTGAGGATGAGCAACGTGACGCGGCAAAGGACGAACTTGAAACCCGTTCCGGTTCCGAATGGGCCGAAATGATGGGCAAGTTTGAACTGCGCCAAGTGGCCCGCTCTCTGGACGAAGGCACCGCGATTGACGGGGCCACGAAAGAGATCATCGAAGAAATGCGGGCATCCGGTGGCTACCAAGGAACGCCAATTCCTTACGCCGCTTTGGAAACCCGTGCGGGTGAAACTGTCTCAGGTGATCAAATTGACCCGAAGGCAATTCGCCCCACGATTGACCGCATTTTCCCGAACTCGGTAGCGGCGCAGCTTGGCGTCCAGCGGATCGGCATTGCGCGGGGTGAGCTGGCGTTCCCGGTTGCTACGTCCGGCGCGGTGTTTGGCTGGGCTGACGGTGAACTTGCCAACGTGGGGGCCGCAAACCCTTACGCGACAACCGAACGTAGTCTGTCGCCTGACCACACGGGCGGGGCGCAGATGATTATCAGCCGCAAGTCGCTCAAAATGGCGGGCGAAGGTCTGGAACAAAGTATCCGGCGCGACCTTAACGCGGTGATCGGCACGGAACTTGACCGCGTGGTTATCAATGGCACGGGCGCAGATGGTCAGCCTTTGGGCATCATTCCCGGCGCAGCAACATACGGCATCACGTCAACCGCAATCGGCGCAATCGCAACATGGGCAGCGTTCCGTGCTGAGGTGGTGGCCTTCATGGAAGCCAACGCGATCACGTCCGCGTCTCAGGTCAATCTTGCCTTTAATCCGGCGATCTGGGCTGACTTGGATGAGGCTCTTATCTCTGGCACGGCTGTCAGTGAATGGGACCGCCTGACAAAGCATGTAGGCACCCCGGCTGTCAGCAATGTCATTCCAACGGCCAGCGCGGTTATGACGGCCAATGTGCAGGGTATCGCACCGGGCTATCTGGGCCTTTACGGCGGGGTGGATCTGATCCGTGACCCGTTCACCAAGGCGGGGCAAGGTTCCCTTGTGCTGACCGGACTTGTCACGGCGGACTATACCGCGCCGCGTGGCCTGCAAACGCGCATCCTGACCGGATTGGCGGCGTAATGCTCTGGGGCGGTTCCAAAGGCGGGCTTGAAGTCCGCACCTCTGCGGACGGGTCAACCGTCCTCAGGGGCCGCTTTCCCTACGCAATCCCGACTGTCCTTAGCGATGGTCGGGAAAAGCGGCGGGAAGTATTTGAAGCGCGGGCGTTTGGTGCGTCCGTTTCCGATGGTGGTGATGTTCACTTGCTGGTGCATCACGACA